CCGCAATCGCCACCGACCACTCTGGTCGTTGGGTCTTGATGCCATATAAAACATCAAACCTGGATTTCCAAATGTCTGAATCTCCGTCATACCATTCGATATAACGCAGACCGACACCCGACTGTGCGTCATACTTCATCGAAGCCTGATTCACACCCTTTGGACGTTCCAGCGGCACGATTGCCAACGACACGGCTTCTTCGTTGAACGCGACACCCTGAGAATAGACATTCCCAGTGGTCCCGAACACCGTAATGGCTGCGCCATCTGCCGGCAAGGCACTGACGTTCTGGAACCGTTCCCCTGGTCCCACGATGGATGGCGAAATACTAATCGTCATATCACCGGTGGAGTCACTGATTGCCGTGGTCACAACAAACTGCTGAAGATCAGACAGTGTTGCCTTGGTGACCGGATTGACACTAAACACGCCTGCTACCGTAAAGCGGTCGCCCACTGTCAGGTTAGACGCGCCACTTGACCAGCCATCCGTGATCAGACTTGATCCCGTTTGACTAGCACCATTGACCAACGGGGTGCCCGCATAGGTGCCGACGGTATGTGTGTAGACGTTCTGGTCGGTATACCAGTTGTAGCCTGCCACATAATCCGACACTTCTGCCTTGTCGAACACCTCGCTAATTTTACCTGCGCGATGAAAGTAGTCTCTCAACGCAAAGGCAATGTCGCCTTCCATCTCCGCATTGACCATCAAGTGCCGTTCACCGTTGCCACGAGGACAGGTGAAGTTCGTCAGCTTGACGCCTGCGTCAATGTAGGTTGCCATCGTGGTCGGAGTCGTTCCCGGAGTGCCGACTGCATTGAATGTCGCCTTGGTCACATCTTCAAGGATGTTCGCATCGACTTCATTCGCTAGTCGGACAATGGCAGGCTTTAACACCTGCGCCGTCAAGCTGTTCAAATCCAGCTTGCGCTCCTTCGAGGTCATCGAAAAGTCGACACCTTGCTGACGATCTAACGTCAGCGTATCGGACTGCTCTTCAATGTCCTGCCCCGCCCACGCCTGGCCGGTCCGAACGGTGAACTGCGCCGGTTTTCGAATCCGGATCGAGTCACCAATCTGACCACCCTTCGACCCGAAGTCGCCTTCGAGCTTTCGACTACAACACTTAGCTGCATAGAGATTGTTTTCAAACACATCTAGTGCAGCCAAAGTGATGTCATCTATTGTGGGTAGATTATTCGCCATCACTTACCTTTATTCAAAACCCACCTTACGGATTGCGGCGTCCGCCGCGTACTCCGTGCCGCTTGCGGAATTGAGCCAGAGTGGCCGACCGCGAGTCGTAATTGGTGGGCGTGGCCGCTGCCCCGACCGGGTTAATCGGTGCGGGTGGAGCGTCCACAGGGGTTAATGCAGGGGTTGCGGTCTGAGTACCAGCCGCAGCTTCCGCCTGCGCTTCTAGTTTTCCAATCGCTCGAAGATGCGCCTTGAGCGTAGGCTTGTTATACAAGTCCTGAATCGCCTCGGGGTGTGTCCCCAAATAATGGGCGATGTCGTGACCGACGGGACTGGTGAGCATGACTTCCACTAACGGACGCTGCTTGCCGTCGGTGGGCAGCGTCTGATACATCGCCTGATAGGCGTGGTCAAAGTTAGGAAGCCGTTGACGTACCTCGTCGAGTTTGCCGTCCCACTGCGCCTGTGCGTGGCGCACCTGGGTCTCTACTTGCGCGGTACGATCCGCTGCAGAGTATTGTTGGGCTGCTTTGGACACCTCCTGGCGTGCGTGCCATCGGGCGTTCGCCGCCACAAAGGCGGCATACGGATCAGCTTCGTCCGTAAACTGTGCAAGGATAGGTTCGGTCTCTTCGGTGGGCGCCTCGGGTTCCTGGGGCGCCTCGGGCGCGGGCTGCGTTGGCTGATTCACAATCCGTTGGCGCAACTCGTGCCGTTCCCGAAGTAACGATTCGATACGCTTGGCCGCGCGTGTGCGACGGTCCAGGACCTCGCCCGTATCCGGGTCGACAATCTGATTCTCCACCCCCACGGGTTCCTCGGTGGGCGGTGCTGGGGCAGCTTGCACATCTGGGGCAGGCGCCTCTTCGGGCGTCCCCTCAGCGCTGCCGTCCCGTTCGGCTTGACGCGCCGCACGAAACTCGGCGAGTTCGGCGACTGGGGCCTCAAGCGGTTCCGCCCCAGTGACTTCCGGCTCGACCGGAGGCGCCTCTGGCGTGGATTCTACAACTGCTGGCGTGGTTTCTTCTATTTCAGGAGCCATATATTTCTTTCCCGCACCTCATTGTGGTCGGTGCGACACCATATCTTCAACAATTATCCGTATACAGAGCCCTAGAATCGCATTGGGCGTTCGGTTGCTTCGTCATCCTCGGTGGAGTCCATGGCCAACCCGGCCATAAGCGCCCCGATAGCTGCCTTAGGAAACCCGACTTTTTTTAAGGCCTCGGTTAGCATTTGCGGGTCAGCGCGACGCGCCAAGTGAGTCAGTTCAAGGTCCCTAAGCACTTTATTGGCTCCTGCCGCATACTTTATGCCCTGTGCGGCCTGTGAGCCTTCCCAGGTAACCCCAAAGATTTCATTAAGCGACTTATCCGGAGCCAGGCCCTGCAATGTCTCCTGTATGATGCCGGCCAATCTGTTATAGGTTTGCGTGATGGTGAGCGCGTGCTGTTTTCCCTTGGGTTTTGGGATTCGTTCAAGCGCTGTCATATCCTCTCTTAAACGGGGCAATAAATCGTCGAGCTTGTGTTTAAGGCCACTAATGGCATATATCACATGCGTGTCAATCGGAGTGGCAGTATTGCCAATGAGATACTCATACATCGCCTTGACCTTGTCGCCGTGTATATCCTGCCCTCGAAAAGCCCGCATCATGTTCCTAAACTTGGTGCCTGGCAGTTGGCTGATACCCATTCCGTAGACTTCTAGTCCAGTGTTCGGGTCTATAACTGATTTTGACGGATGCGTCATGGCTATCTCTTTGGTGAGTTCCACTCCGGGATTTTCCATTACCCACCTGAGCGCCGCTATCGCTTCGAACGTGTTGTTTGCTACTTTATTCCGGGGTGAGGCCGCGGCCCACAGCTTTGGGAACAGCTTTGCAAGTTCCCGGTCTCCTCCAAACATGCCCTCTACCTCGTCAAGCATCCCTTCCCATTCGAGAGGATGCTCGACGGTACGGGCCTGCCCAAGCGCGTGGAACATGGCGAGTCTTTTTTGGGCCGCAGGGTTATGTCCATACTCTATAACCTGTTGCATGTTTGGACGCGCTATCAGCGGAGTACGACTTCGTTCACCAAGTGTGTCCATGAGATACGGGTGGGGCTGGTCCGCGCCTTCCGCACTTAACTCTTTGGCGAATTCGTCTTTGATGAGTTTGGCTCCGCGTGCAGTATCTCCATACTCACCACGCTTCATTAACGTGGACATCTTTTGAGCAAGCTCTCCTAGCCAACTCGAAGCAAGGCCACTCCCTGTCACCTTGCCATGGACGTCAAGTTGCGTCAGCGGCGCCTGTCGCCCTCGATTTTGCCCCCATCTTCGCCTCACGAAAGCCTCTGTGCGCGGGGGGATAACTGGCTTTTTCTTTACCCGCTTGCTTCCTTTGCGAAGTGCGCGCGCGAGCGTATTAGCTGCTGTAGCGGCTCCCCCGGGCGACAGGGGTACTTCACCACGCACGATTTCAATCGGGTTGCCCAGTTCGTCAAACCCTGACAACTCTTGCATGATACGGTCGTGCTCAGGCGTGCCAGGCTCAGGGAGCCCGCGTCCGAAGATGCCGCTTAAAAGATTTTGTGCCATATCAAAAAAGCTCAGAAGGGGTCGTGTCACCTGCCTCTTCAGTTCAGGGTTCACACAGTCGACTGCATGTGTCGCGCCTGCTGTTGCCCTTCCAAGCTAGAACCTTCTAAAGTTTCTACCACCCCACCCGTAAGCGTTTCCGGGACCGCCACGCCGAAACTGATCAAATCGTCGTTGATAATCAATTTCCATCGGTTCCGGGTATCCTTCCCCATAAAAGAGATTGGGCCGTCCCAGGTTTGGCGCAGGAATTGACGGGTCACCTTGATCGCCGATGGCCTCAGTTGACCATGGACGATTCCGTGGCGCCTCCAGCGCGGAAATTCTTCGCCGGTCATTGCGTAGATTTGAAAGGCGTTGCCTTGCAGGCCTCAACAGATCCCGCAATGATGAAGGGCTTGGTTGTTCAAGCCAGACACCTCCAGGGATTTCGACTGCCGGTCCCGGATTTGGCCCACCCGGATACCCAATGGTGGGTCCCCTCCCGGGGTACGATCTAGCTATGCCTGGTGGAGTCTGAGCCGCAGGAAGTGGTGGACCCCAACTCTCCGTCATACGACCGGTAGCTGGAGTCTCCGTCACACGACCGGAGCCGGTAGCTGGTGGACTCCACCCCGGCACCGGCGCCACAGATGGACGATTCGGGGGGAAGGAGTCCCATATGGCCTCTGTAATCATCCCTGTCTTCGGGTTCGTGGTTTCAGTTGACCCACTCGTCGGCTGTCGAACGGGTTCTGTTGGTGCTGGCATTTCTGTTGTTGGATTGTCATTGAAATCAGGGGGATTTGCCCACCGAGGTGAGGGCATCTGCCCGATGGGCGCTGTTGGTGGTAACGCTGATGCTGTTGGTGGTAACGCTGATGGTGGTAACGCTGATGGTGGCTGGTCCGTGGGGTCTGTTGGCGTTGGCTGATAGAACAATGGTTTCAAACCAGAAGTACTGGTTGATCGCGGACCCGGTGTCCATGGGCTCACAGGCCCCGGACCTGATCGGGGTTGAGGTCTTTGGTATTGAAACGGCTCGTTGTGGTCCCCGATTTCCGTGGACATTGGACGATTCCGCCATTGTGAGCTTCCCCACCCAAAATCATTCTGTGCCATGTGACATCCTTAATACCGCATCTTCGGCGGTTTTTTCGTCGGACGTGGTTTCGGCTTCTTGGCCATTGCGTTACCTCGGCTTCTTATTCTTGCGCTTTGCTAATGCGTCGGCTAAGTTCTGGGCTCGTGCGTCAAATTCAGACCTTAGCGGGGATCGCGTCCCTGCACTACGCGCCCTGAGTTCGGCCTGTACCGCGGGTTGCACGTTTCGCCCAAGATTATTTATCATCTCTGGTGAAACGGTGCCTCCCTGTATCGCCTCCGCGACCTGGGTGGCTATTTTTTGAATATCTTCCGGGGAGAGTCCCGCGCTTCGTCCCAATACACTACTTGACGTAGCTGGTTTTGTTTTGGCCGCTTGCTGTGCGTTTCGTATGGTCTGCGTCCGCATGGTTTTTGGTTTTTTATTCCATTCATACGTCATCGTATTACTCCTCAGGCTCCACTATGCACACCGTGCTGAACAGCTTCAAGTGTTAAAACTTTTCAGTGTTTTGGCGAGACGGGCACGACGGCCCGTGACACCCTTCTGCTTCGCGGCGCGATTGAGCTTGCCGGCGGGAATTTTCTCACCGGTCTTGACCCCCAGGGTGCGTCGCAATGACCCCGGGTTTTTAATAGCGCCTTTAATCCAGTTTTTTGCCATAGTTGCTCCTAACGGACGGGTGGTCCCGGTGGCCCCATGGGGGGTCCCGGCGGTCCCATCTGGGGTCCCGGTGGTCCTGGTGGTCCTGGTGGCGGTCCTCCCTGGGGAGCCGGTGGAGGGGCCATCTGCGAGGCCACTTCCAGGTCCGCCAGTTTCAGGAGGCGTTTGGTTTCTTCCTGCGCCATCGCGGTGCCGCCCGCGGCGTCAATTTTCATCATTTCCTTGATCAGTTCCATGCGGGTGCGGGCGATCTCGGCCTCCGCCGCAATCCGCGCCACGCGTTCCTTGGTCTGGTCAGACTCGCGGGTGCGGGTTAAATCTTTCTGCGCCTTGACCTCGTCCATCTGAATCGCACCATCCAACTGCTGAATCCGCTGGGTGAGTTGCTGAATCATCTGCTGCGACTGCTGCAACTGTTGCTGCACCTCCGGCGGGATCTCGGTTTTCTCTTCCTGGCCCTGCAGTTGCGGGGGGAGCGTCTGGTTGAGGCGCTTGGCGATCTCCTGGTTGCCGGGGCCGTCCACGTTTTTAATGGCAATCGGCGCCATCGCGGCGGCCATTTCCGGCGGGAGAATTTTCATTAGATCGAGTTGCCACGCGGCGGCTTCCTGCCGGCGGGTGGTGTAGCTGGCACCCACGGTCACCGCGACATCGTAGCGTCCGGCGCCCCACGCATAGATGCGTTGGACCTGTTCCTCGCCGATATAGGGCTGGCCCACCTGCACCATGGTGGACTGGGAATCGTCCTCAAGTCCGGCCAGCCGCAAGACCCGTCCGATGCGATGATAAATTTTTGGAATCAGGTCCACGAGGACCATGCCCTCAAAGATCAGCGCCTGGCCAAAGTTGTCCTGATAATTGGCGGTGCCTTCTGCCTGGGCTTCCTTGCGCGCCATAATCGCGCGTCCACTCTGGTCGGTGCCACTCCGGCTCGGGTCGGTGGCGTCATACCAGCCCGTGGTGGACCGAAGGTCCGCCTTATGCTGGTTAATGGCGACGACCAGCGCCTGAATCTTATTCGGGTCGGTAAACTGGGCCACAGCGGGCAGCGGTAACGACCGGCCCTCGGCGTCAAAGGCCTTGGTGAGCAACGCGGGAAACGGTATCCGGGCCGCCTCTTTCCACATCGGTTCGAGCCCTTCGATGCTTTCGACACTCGCCAGCACTTTCGATTTCGGACTGAGCGCGAGTTCATAGACGAGTTCGGAGTTCTGATAGTTATACATCCGTTGCGGGTCACGCGCCGCGCGCACAATCCCGCGCAACGTGCGCTTGCCTTCCACCACCAGCGATTCACCCCACATCGGGATAATGGGAATATACATCCCTGGCCAGTCACGGCCCTCGGTCTTGTCCTTGTTGCCTTCCAGGATTTCCGACCCGCTGATTTTCGCCAGTTTCACGGTCCGCTGTTCCAGATGACGCCGCTGGACAATGTCGACCCCCTCGGGGACTTCATCGGCCCAGACGGTAAACTCCACCTTCTCGGGGGTCCGCACCAGGGCGACTTCGCGTCCGCGCTCGACGGCTACATAAAAGTAATCCGCCACGCGCACGGAATTTTCGGGATACCACTCCGGCATTTGGAGGCCGGTGGTCTGAAAGGCGGCTTCCGAGGTCGACATCGCGGTCGGATACCGGCGTTCGAACTCGTCTTTTGGGATATCTTCTACGACAAACGCAAACCGGCACTTTTCCGGTTCGTGTAAGGGACAGGCCGGGTCACGGAAGACCGACATCGGGTTCTCAATCGCCTGATATTTGATGCTCTGGTCGAAGAGAGATTCCAAGGGCGCCGTGGTGTCACCTTCGTTCTCGTATTCGGTCACAATGCGGTAATAGCCGAAGCCAATCCCCGCTGCTGACTTAAACGCCTCGTCCCGCGCCTGTTTGGCGTGCCCTTTGTTCTCAATATGGCGAATCAGGCCCTGATAGACCTCGGCGGTGTCCACATCGGCGCCGGAATCGACCGGCACCGCGAGAATGCCGGGCTTGGCGGACTTCTGACGGCCAATGAGTTGCCGAAACGGCTCCCCGATCTGGTCAATGACCAACGTCGGGCGGTCGCCGCGGTCGCGTTCGTCCTGTGGGTCCCACTGTTCGAGATTGAGGAATCTTAAGTCCTTTTCGCCCTCTTCGCGCTGCATGGATTCCGCCGTATCGCAGGCGCGCCAGCGGTCCAGCGCCATATTCATAAACTCTCGGGTGCGTTCTTGTGTGTTTGCAGGCATACGTTATTGGCTCATCCAACTGCGCCAGCCGGTGGCGTTCTTGGCTTGACGATTAAGAAACGGGACATGGCGCTGCACGGTGGACGCCGCGAAGGTGAGCGCAAGCGCATCCCCGTCGTCCGGCGAATCAATGCCGCGCCCCTTCATCTGCTCCTTGGACTCCAGAATCACCTGATCGCGTCCATTGTGCTTGTAGCCGGGTCCGGTTAAATCGAACTCCAGGCGTGGGGTTGTGTCAATCGCGCCCCGCGCCAACCACTCACGGAGTTTTCCCCACATATAACTTCGCATATTTCCAAACTTTGTCGAAGGACTTTTCGCACCAAACTGCACCTCGACCACATTTTTATTGCCAAGCTGTCGCAGGCGGTCCACGATCGGGCCGCCTATCCCCGTGCCATCGACAAACATCGTATGGAGGCGCTGGCCATTAAACTCGCGCTCGAGAATATCGGAGGCTAGGGTGACGAGGCGCATCGTATCGCGGGTTTCCGCCCCTGGCAGGCGAATCGGCGCAATCGTGCGCGCGTCCAGGCCCCGACGGAACCGAAAGACGGAATGGTCTTCGCCGCCCCGCGCGACATCGAGGCCGCAAACTAAAACATCATCCCGGAGGGTTAACGGGTCACGCGCCTGCGCCCCTTGAATCACATCACTGCCGATAAACTGCAGGTCCGAGGCCGCGGGAGGCAGGCCCCGCACCCTCACCCGATAGAAGTCTGAATCTTCCCCATAATCGTCGGCCCATTCCTGGAGTTGCGCCTTATTGGTAAACTGACATTCCCGACTGTCGATTTGCACGCTATGCCACCGCTTCCGCAGGGAGCCAAAGCAGATCCGATGAAACGCGCCCGTAGACCGCGTGGGGTTGCCAAAGACAAACATCATCGGTTCGCCGTCGGTCAAGCCGCCTTCCGCCACCTCGAAAATCTTGTCCGGCACCGCACTGCTCTCGTCCACGACGTAAAAGGACGTCGAATCGGCGGCGTGCTGACCCGAAAACGCTTCAGAGTTCTCTTCTTTACAGCTTTGGGCGGAACAGAACCAGGAATCCTTGTAGCCGGTGTGATACATGCGGTCACTGGTGACGGTAAACCAGTCACGCGTGAGACAGAGCTTGGTCCAGCGCTGAATCGAGGCCCAACTCTTATCCCGAAGCTGTGTAAATGTATTGGCGGTAATGGTCCCTTTGGCATGGGGACGGGTGGACATAATCCAATTGACCAGCCACGCGACCATGGTCGATTTCCCGATGCCGTGCCCGGAACTGACGCCCATGCGAATCGGGGCCACGGGCATTTGGCCGGTAAAGCCCCGTTCTTTGACGGACTGGCCGAGTTTCATCAGAAATTCCCGCTGCCACACATCCGGCCCATCATAGGGCTGGAGAAAGCCTGGTTCCCGCCAGGGATACATCATCTGCACAAAGCGCAACGGGTCGTGATAACACTTGGCGACTTCTTCAGCCAAGGCTTCCTGGGCAGACTGTTTCATGCCGCGTCCACTTTGGCTTTCATCCGCACGGTAAAGAGCGTTGGGTCGAATCCGGCCATCATACACCAGCCCCCGCATTCGTCTTCGGTGACGAGAAACTGTCGCGCCATAAAGACCTGACGGTCCGGCGTGGTATTCACCGCTTTCCCCACGCGGTTCCCAATCTCCCAGAGATCAGCATCACGCACTGCCGCCAGCAACACCGCCTGTGCCAGGCGTTTATAGGCTTGTCCATCAGGAGGATAAGGCACGCGCCTCGTCGTCCTCCTTCACAATTTCTACCTCGATCGCCGGCTGGTCGCTGACGCGCTGACGCGCCGACATCAGCCGGTCCAGAATTTCCTTATCCGCCGAGAGGTGAAGGTGTTCGGTCAGAAGGTTGAGATGCTTAAAGAGCAGGGTCAGATTGGCGGGTTTATCCCACAGCCGAATGCGAATGACATCTTCCTGTTTCCCATCGCCTGCGGTGAGGTTTTTCTTGGTAATATCAATCGAACTGACAGCAGCGGCCAGTTCCCGCGGCCATTCCTGAATCGGGCGCACGTTGCCCTTCTCGTCCAGCACAT